CTTAACTGTTACGTTAAGGGATATGGATTCCCCAGGTCCATAAGCAATACGAACCTCGTGGTACAAGGCCTCCTCCTTTAACAGGGAGGTTAAGCATACGTGGGATTTGACTATGACACAAACCATCATCAACTTACAATTAAAGAAAGTCGCAACCATTCTTAAATGGTTGGTTCTAAATCTAACTGCGTGCCCCAAAACCCGTAATAAGTACAGTCAAGTTACTTATTATTGGATTGGAACGATCGACGATCTTCTTTCTAGACAAGGTACCAAATGGGTATGCGATCACTTCAAAGAAGTGAGAGCATTAACCATTCAATACTTGTCTGGAAAGAAGCCTACGGCGAAGAGGTTCATCAAACAGAATGCTAAAGGTTTACCAAGGATCCTAGGACCCTTGTTAGACCTCGTGTATTCTGGTGATGAAACAGATCTTAAATACTTATTAACTTTGTTAAAGGTTACTAAGTGTTTAAGGACTGAACCCCGACCTGACATCACTCCCATCACTACAGAGCCAAAAGGTTCTATAGCCGTTTTACCGGAAGAAGTTTTGCAAACTTTCTTTGATGGTGCAAATATCAGGCGTGGGTCTCTCATACCGCAATGGTCTGAGTATCATCTATCCACTAAATCATCCCCCCTGAGAGGTCCTGCTACAGTTAAGGCTTTAGAAGAATTGGTTATCCTAAGGGATAATCCAAAACTCCTAAAATCTATTAAAACTTTTGGTGGTAACACCATTAGTCACTATATCAGCGTCCTAATCAAGTTAGATCTGCCTAAACCGCCAGTTGGAGGTAACCTGAGAAGGCTACTCCCAATCAGCGATAAGGAAGGTAAAACGAGATTAGTTGCGATTCTAGATTATTGGACACAAACAGTATTGAAATGTTTCCATGATGCGGTTTTACCGCTTCTTGGTAGATTTCAGTCTGATATGACCTTTAATCAAGAGTCGTTTTCTCAAGGAAAGATGAGTGGCCCATACTACTGCTTTGATCTGAAGGATGCCACGGATCGATTCCCTATTTCTTTACAGAAACAGGTAGTCGCTTTCATGACTACTTCAGCTCACGCAGAAGCATGGGTCGATATGCTAACCCATTACCCGTACGACCTCAAAGGTTGTCAAGTCTTTTACAAGACTGGCCAACCTATGGGGGCATACAGCTCTTGGGCTATCTTCACTCTATGTCACCATTTGATAGTCCATTATGCTTCAAAACTTGCTGGTAAAGCAAGGTTTAATTCATACTGGATTCTCGGAGATGACATAGTGATAAGAAACCATGAAGTCGCAAAGTACTACCAGGAAATAATGAGCTCTTTGGGAGTTGAATTCTCTCCTAATAAGTCCATTGTTTCAGAAAACTTCTGTGAATTTGCTTCTCGTCACTTTCGTGACGGAAAGGAAGTCACAGGCTTTTCTTGCAATGGCTTACTAGAATTGAAATCAATTCCGGAACTCATTGAATTCTGGCGTACAATGGTACGACATGGCTGGCATATACCTCATGGGGATCCACCCGGTCTGTTAATGTCCCTTTCAAAAGTTCTAAAAATAAAACATAGTTTTACTAAAGAACAATTGAATGTACTTTGGTTGTTTCCTATTAAAGAAACGCTTACATTAAGCACAGGGCTCGAAAGAGCTAGTGCGTTGTCAGCTCTCTCTTGTTTTCCTAAAGGAGGTGAAATTTTCAGATCATCTCTCTTAGAAATCCTTGAAGAGAAACTAAAGACGGAACTTGAGTTTATCGTAGAGAAAGACAGTGAATGGGCAAAAGCCCTTCATTTTATTCCTCGACGATTAACTAAGGATTCTGGTACAGACGGACCACCCCTATTACCGAGTATAGTGCCGATCATTGGAGCATGGCATGTACTTAGAGCTCTTACGAGCTCTAGGTTACGTGTAATGTTCCAATTAAAGCACGAACACCAAGCTTTCGACCTTGACTGGGTCGCTAGCATGCCGATGTTGCATACAGTGCCAGATGTAAATCTGGCCTTAAAGCAACGTAGGTCGGTTCTGATACTAAGATCAAATGCGAGTCTTGTTCTCAAAGCATGGAAACATGCAAAGAGAGCACGCGCAGAAGATTTAGAAATCGGGTCCCTTACGGGCCCCGGGTCCCCGTTTGCAAAAC